TTCAGATACAGCTTTAGGGAGTTTAAACCAATCAATTGGTTTTTCCCCACGTACTTTTAGACGTTCATTAACCTCATAGAAATGCCCACACCCAAAAAATCCAGCATTTCCATAAGCTTCTGCTGCAGGGTGTGCTGCATAAAGGCATTGACCATCTATGTATTGGCTATACCCTTGAGCATATTTACCCCATAACAAATAGATTGCATGTGGGGATCTGTACTTAATGATTCTGAAAGTGTCTTTGATTAGGAAATCCCACAATCCTTTATGACTCCCAGGATTCTTAGCTAGTACAGTCAAAGATGTGTTAAGTAACAATACTCCTTGGTCAGCCCAATGCTCCAATGAAAAATCAAAGTCATTTACATCAGGACGATGGTCAAACTCATCACACAACTCTTTGTAGATATTACGCAATGAAGGTGGGATTGGGGAGCCATTGACCCCAAAACTTAACCCTATTGCTCTCCCATTGTGATAAGGATCTTGCCCAAGTATAACTACTTTGACATCCTCAGGTTTAACAAGTTCATATGCAGCAAAGATGTTAGTAGGGGAAGGATAAATCTCCTTCCCCGTTGGGATGTCTTTCTCTAATCTCTGCACAAAATTTGTAAATCCTGGGGAATCTAATTGATTGTGTAGCTCTCCCCACAAAGATCTCTTGAACAAATCTTTTAGAGCATCTACGTTAATCTTACCCATTTAATTTTGTTTTAATTTGATAGTATTCAGGATTGAATACTTCATAGTTCATATCAGGAATACTGTGTAACTCAGCATCCCCAAGATCAATGTCAAACTTCTCCTCTAGCTTATTCTTCAACCTAACGTCCTTGTACAGTATTTGCCCAGTCTGCCCATCTCTATCAAAACCATGGAACCCAAGGATTCTAAGCTTTGTGAGATCAGGGATTTCTGAGTATCTCCCAGTATACAATAGATCAAATGATTCTATCATATGTTGAGGGACACTGAATACATAAAGACTGTGATAGCTATCAGTATCAACACACTCTAAGAACTCAGGGAGACTCTTAAGTAAATACTCAAACTCTAGAAACTCTTTCTTTGCAGAGAATCTATACAGCATTGCAATACACTTAGGATGTCTCTGAGTCCCTAGAAATGTGTTAATAAACTCTGTACCCCATCTAAGTTCATTTCTCTTTAACCCAAGCAATGGGGTAATGAATATACTAGAAGTAGTTAGTGTTGCACATTTTAAATCATAGCAACTGATAACATTTCCACTCCTCCCTTGAACAATGATATTGACTTTGTAGGGAACTCGTTTGTACTTAACTATACTCCCAACATTGACTTCTAAGTCACTGTGCTGTTTATACAATCGAACTATCTCTTTGTCTTTGTTTAGCTCTTCGATAAAATTAGTATCGTCAAGTCTAACTGTTCTGGGATCTATCGGTCGCAGGATAAGTCTATCTGTCTTAGTCATCTCCCCATATATCTAAATCTATTTTTTTGATATCAACGTAAGCTTCCTCGAATGCATGTACGTGTACATCCATAGGATCTAACCCAACACTAATCAGGTCGTCGTCTGTCTTCAGTAGATATACAAGGTTAAAGTTATTGTAGAACTCTCTGATACCTTTAATCATACCATAGTGTTCTACGTACTTCTTCAGTGCAAATCCTTCGAAGTCTTTGGTTCTATCCTTCAACCAATTCTCTGCAGTCTTAATCCCAACTCCAGGAATACCTTTTATGTTATCTGTACTATCCCCCATAAGCGCTTGTATCCATAGGAACTTAAGAGCTTCTTCAGGAGATGTGTGTACAAACTCTGCCTTCCCATAGTTGTAATGCATCCCAACACATTGTTTGAGTACATCCTTATCAGGGGAACAGATAATAGTCGGTATGTTTAGAGAATAGGAAAAGTAACTGACAAGATCATCAGCTTCAAGCTCGGAAATGTACACAAACCCAAGCTTCTGCATAGCATACTCCTTCAGAGAAGGGAATAGTACAGAACGATTAGACTTACTCCTCTTTGCCTTATACTCTGAATCAACGTCATACCTAAAGCATTTACCATGAGTCAAGTAACCAATGTAACTAGTTGTGTTACACTGTTCTAGAATGTGAGAGAGACGCTGGTCAAGGCCTGCAATAGCCTCTTCCAACGTCTCTTTCCCCATCTCATAGTAAAGCAATGAGTCTGCGTCAATCAAGCATGTAAATTTACCCTGCGGTAATCGCTCGATTTCTGACATTACATTACTTTAAGTAGTTCTTTCTCAGCGTTGATTTCCTTCTTTGCAGCAGAGTTCAACTCCAATGCTTCCTTGCGCATCTCCTCCCACTGAGCATCAGTCATCTCAGCATAAGTAGAAGAGTGGTACATACTCCCATTCACCCCAGCAAGAGATGAGTGTACGAAGTATTCCTTGCAGCGGATAGCACCATCAGTAGAATCTGGGATAGCACCAATGTGCATTGGGTCAACAAAGATGTTATGTATCTCACCACTGTAGAAGTTGATGTAATACAAACCACCGACATGCAAACCCTTCACACATACATCGTTGTCATTGCAATTGACTTGATCCCAAGACTCAAGAGCATGAACCTTCCCGACACGAATGAAGTGACCTTTCTCGTCTCCACAGTAGAATGCATCTCCATTATTCCCCATGACAGCAGGCTGAAACAGTCTGTCTTCTACATGCTCAGGAGTTCCCTCTGATTCAATCTCACCTGTATTGACATTGAATGTACGCTGGTAACGAGGTACTTCCTCCCCAGTCTCTGCATCATACTTGTGAAGAACTTCACTAGATACTTTATACCCGTTCAAGAGACCTTCATTGGTAATCTTGATTTGATAGATAGTAGACAGCTCAGCAGCCTTTGACTCATGCAGTCCTTGCTCGATGTACTTATCGAACATCTGAGGATGAATGTACTTCATGTTTACAAACTCTGCAAAGCGATCTGCAAAGTCTCTACCCTTACTCTTGAGGTGAGGGTTACGAAGAAACCTCGTCCACAGCTTTACAACAGGGAGAAAGCTAACACCCTTGTCAATAGAATCTAAGATTCTCTGTACCAATGACTTAGGGAGAGGGATATCAGATACAACCTCATCGTTGTACATCAAGTAGTACTCCCCAGTCAATGGGTTCTTCTTCAAGTAATCACACTCAGATGCAATCAACTTGTCAAGAGACATCAAGTTATCATTGATGAACTCTACAATGTTCTCGACTGCTTGGTTGTACTCCTCAACAGTAACTGCATTGTTAGCATTGAAAGACAACTCATCAAGACTATTGTAAACATCCTTATCGTAAGGAAGTGCGTAGGTATCCTCACCTACAGAGACGGAGATATTCTCCCCAACAACATTTAGTGTAATCATTGCTCTTTAACTTTTAACTTATACCAAAACTCTGGGACTGTAATCTCTGGAATTTCCACATCAAATTTATTACGAACCTGTAACAAATCTGTCAATAATGTAATGTTTTCCGTGCTAAGCTTCATAGTCCTATCAATAGAACCAAAGAAATCATTAATCCCATCACCTAACTCCCTAATTGCCTGTACAAACTCAATGACATCTTTATCATATAAGTCAACTTCAGGAACATCTACAACAAAGTGTTTTCTACACCTTGCTTGTCTTGCCTCTACACTCATGGTATCAAAATCTACAGCATACTCAGCCAAGTTCTCCATATAGTCTTGAAGCTCAGTGTAGTACGGAACTGTCTTATCACTTTCGCTATAGTCTATACCAGAAGATAAACATGTGGAATTCATGTACTTTAGTTTAGACAGCCTCTCGTGTACATTAGGGAATAGTACTTCCCCAACATTACTGACCATCCAGTTATAATCATAGTAAGGGGCTAACCCTAACTTAACCGCTACAACTGCTGTAAAGTATGGTCGAGTATGCTCTGTAGACTTGAGTACCCCATCTTCGTATGTCAAAAAGAATTCATCAATGTGCTTCCAATGTGGATTCTGTTCAGCATACTTGATGTTCGAGTCTGAGAATGTCACAAGCTGAGGAGCATTACCCTCAAGAGCCGTAGGATCTATACAGTTTCTGTACCTAAGACTCACAGGAAGGCTATCAACAAAGAATGCAGCAGAGTAATCTATTCTGTAAGAATCTCTACACGCAACTGAATAAGTTGGGATTCTCCCAGACAATAGATTAGCTGCAAACTTTATCTTATGCTCATCCTTTCTAGTACAATAGTATGTAGTACGAGTAGAGTTGAGTACTGACTCAATGGTCGGCTCAACCTTATCCCATACCCAGTGATTGTGTCTAATGTTTACCCTCAAGCTATGACCTACAACTTTGTTCTGAAGTTTACGTAGTTCTGCAGGACTTAAGCCATCCTTCTGAGTAAGAGAATTTACTGTTTCCTCATACCCCTCAGGAATCTCTACCTCATCGTAAGACTTCACCAATGGGCTATCAGCAAGTAAAGGCCATATAGTTTCCCTAGTTACAAGATCCTCAGGCTTATCTACTGTACTAGAGTAAGTCAGTAGAAAGATAGGACCTTCAGAGCTAGTTAAATACATGTCCTTAAACTTGTTTGCAGACCCATTGGTGAGGTACAAACGATCGAAGTTTACGGAACTCCAATCAGATACATCATCCCTACTGACATCTTTCCCGTAACTAGTCGAAATCTTTCTTAGACTAACCCCAGGAAGCATCTTCTTAGGAGATCTGAACTTGATGTCAGTTCCGTTAAATTTTGGTTTGATGGTTGTCTTATCAATCAACCTTGACAATTCCCCCATAGCATTGAGCTCAGGGGTATCATCTATACTCTTCTGATGATAAAGAATATTAGCACAGGCTCTCAACCAGTCTACAAACTCTGTAGATTTTAATGAGTCTTGAATGATACTAGCTGCTTCATCCGCAGCTTTCTCTATTCTACCCTGTACATATTTCTTTGTTGCGTCATTCCACACAACTTTCTCACGACTCGGAGTAACATCTACACCATCACGGATTACAATCTCTTTCCCATCCTCCATATAGACCTGACGGATAGGACATTTGATACCGATGTTACCCCACATGTCCTCCATCTCAAGCTCTCTAAAGTCAATGTTACCGTAGTTAATACCTACAGCATCTCCTTCATCCTTGACAATAACAATGTGTGGCTTTGAGTAGTATGAACCAGTAGTCACAATGATAGACTCTGTGTTAAGAAGAATATTCTTAGAGTACATACCATTGACAGATAGACCTCCCTCATACACATAGTCAAACTGAATGTTGGTAAAGTAGCTCAACTGTTCTTCGACTGCATTTTTGTATGCTCGTCTGTTGTGCTTCTTTGCCCCAAACGTAATCTTAGTGTAGTTCAGTGAGTCCTTGTTGAGATAATAAGCTTTGTCCCCATTGCTTAACTCAATCTCCCCATCAGCATCCCACTTACTAATCACAAAGTCAGTCTTGTATGGGTAGCAATTCATCTTGAAATACTTCCCGTTGTAACAAGTCTCGATTGTGTAGTAAGGAACCCCAGTAGAGAGGGCAACCTTAGAACCTAACCCGAAAGCACCGAAGTTCTCAGCAGTATTCCTCTTAGTAGAATAACCAAGCTCAAGCATACCTTCAAGTCGTCGTTGCCCAAGACCTACACCGAAGTCAAGGATACTAACCTCATCGCAGAAACCAGTACCTTCATTCTCCTGATACTTGATGTAGATTCTATCTTCATCTTTGTTGAGATAAAGAGGATTGTAATACGTAGGATCAAAATTAGAATCTACGTACTCATCCCCATCTCGAGTGATAAAGTAATCCTCAATCTTAGCTTGCCCAAGTAATATCTCAATAGCTATCTCCTTCTCACGCTGTGAGTCACAAGCATTTGTAACAAGCTCACGAATTGTAGAAGGGATAGGGGTAGAGTACTGAGTAGCCTGCAGAACATCATAGATTAGCTTCTCTGCACCTTTAGCTATTCTTTTCTCCAGACCTATAGTGTTGGAACTAGTTTGTTGCCCAACTGTTTTGATACTCATAGTCTAAAACTTTAGTGATTTTGTCATAGTCATTCTTAGCTATGTCATTGAGGCAATCTCTGTTGAGTTTAATGACACGATCACTCATAGAGTCCCCGTAGATGTAGTCAAGACATTGATTTAGCTCACGCATTGTCAAGTCCTCTTTATTTATGACTGGTTGCATCCTTGTCCAACCCAATGTGTTGTGGTATCTCAATGTCCAGAACTTGAGTGTGTTCGTGCATGAGTGAAATACCCCATACACAAAACATCTCCCATATGAGATTGCTATGGGGTCACCTAGTTTTAAGGTATCCCCATACTTATTCCTATATTCTTCCATAAATAGTTGATAATAAAATAGCCCCTATTTTGTAGGGGCTATCAGTTCTAATATTTGTTCTATCGTTTCTAGGACTTGATTCTGATTCCTAGGAACAAATAGCATCGGTGGGTCATCCATTTCGTTTAGCTGCTTCATAAACATCTTCCACTTTAATGGGAAACGCTCATTGGCATAGCCTTTACATTCGATAATCCACTTACGTTTAGGATCTAGAAAGTCAGGGGTGTAAGTGATATCTCTGACCTTGTGAGTCTTCTTATCATTATACCCAGTCCTCCCATTGTCTTCATACCGACTAGCTTCATAGTGAAAACCTTCAAGCAAGACAAATTTCTCAGATTCATACTCAGTAGGAATCCCAGCTTCTTTGAGTTTACGATAGCAAAAAGCTTCAAGTAACGAACGGAACTTTATTCCGTCGATTTCTTTTGTTCTTGCATTCCTGACTCGTGTAGATCTGGTACCAACATTTTGTACGCTACTGGATCTATGTCTTTTATTTCTTGAAGCCACTGTTGTTCTAGTTGTTTTGCAGTTCTTACATCCCCCACATCCAAAGGTGTTTTCATACCTATGTTCGCCATCATGGCAGCGCACTTCTTTAAAATCTCATCAACTCTGCTCATTTAATGTATCTCTGATAAATTGTTTCCCATAACCCAATCCATGGTTACTAACCAGATCTGAAACATCTTTGGAGTCATATCTTTCAGGTATACAAACGTTTCTGATGCCATATCCACTACTAATTCTATTTCCCATGAGCTGTCCAGGGTTGACATCTTTTCCGTAGTCGTTGTCATAAAGAACCAATATAGTTAAAAACCTTGACTTTAATTCGTCAATTAGTTCTTTTTCCGGGAACAGCATCTCCGATTGTAGTGCGATTGCATGAAACCCCATCGCTGTAAGACACATAACATCTTTGAGGGAACTTGTAATAAATAGCGCATCCCCTGATTCAGGGAGTTGATTATAGCCTTGAACAGTTTTCTTACTGACATTGCTAAACCACTTAGAATCTGTCGAATACGGCTGATAAATCTTATACCCAGTGTCAAACCTGTAAGCATAGCTGAGAGAATCTGATCGAAAACGCGCATCATTTATCCAGAAATGTGTGATTGGGTGCACTGCAAAGCTAACCAATAATTCTTTAGTTATTCCATAGCTTTCCCAATACTTAATGTCTTTGTACTCCCAATCTCTTTTGCGAATCTTAATGATAGATTTCTTTTTAGGAATTGTTGTATAGTCATAATTATAAGTCCTTGCTTTAGATGTTCCTGTTGATACATCCAACCCAAGATTAAAATCCCTAGATATCATCTTAAGACACTCCACAAAATCAATTGTGTACTTGTACATCACATAACTGAAACAATTAAATGTGTGGTCAGGATACCCAAAGTCTTTGTACAGTAATCTATTGTTCCACAATACTATACTAACTGAGGGAGTTGTATCCTTACGTAACTCACTGCAAAACTTCTCCCCTAAATTTTTAAAATTAGGACAGTAATATCTGAAGATATCATACTCAGATATCTTGTCTAATATCACTGAGGTATGTAAGTAATCATTACTGCTTCTAGCTTTAATCATAAGAGGGCATAAAAATAGGGGAGTTACCGTTAGATAACCCCCCTATCTTACAACTTAATTAATCTCTAATCAAAGCATCCAAGAGTCATCAGTCCCTTGATCTACCCCCATAGGAGTATCAGCATCAGGAGTGATGAGGTCTGGGGAATAAGTCTCAAGCTCCAATGATGCATTGTACTCAGCTTTGAAAGCCCCGTAATCATCATTCAAACGCTTGATGAATACATCATCACGCTTTGGCTTAAGTCTCCCGAAATGCTTGTCATAGACTTGCTGATACTTCCCATCCTTCACACCAAGAAGGACACGTACTTTGTTATCACTCAGCTGCTTGACAAGTTCTTTCAACTCTGTCACATCCCCGTTAGCAACCTTCTGTGGGGCATCAAACGCACAGTTATCACCATTAGCTACATTAGCAAATGCCTTGATAAAGTCTATGAGTTTCTCCTCACCTACAAATGCTTTGCGAACACCCTCATCCTTGAACCACTCATACTGCTCAGATGCTTTGTTCTCTGCATAAGCAAACTGACCAATAGCATTCGTCCACTGTGCTTTCCCACTTTGGGAAACTTTCGGTTCAGGCTTGATCAAGAAGTCAATACTAGTTGTGAACGATGGGTTTTCATGCTGAACCCAAAGAACAACTTTATTGTACTCATCACCCCCAATACTAACCCCAACATAGTTAGGTTCATTCTTGAGGTTGATATTAAGAGCATGAAGCTCTGCGAGTGTAGGGTTAACAGCAATAACTTTTACTGCTGCAATACCTACGTATAGACTAGCACCACCTGATGCTACTTCTTTTTCTGAACTGTTACTTGCAATAGCCATTAGTCAAGGATTTCAAATTCGTTGTAGTTATCTTCATTAGCATTCTCGCTCACATTGTCTTCTACTGTTGAGGTAGTCGTCTCCGACTCATCCTCAGTCACAGTGTCATCAACGAGAGTAAATGTAATCTTCTTCAGTGCTCTCTTTGGGCGCTTACCCTTGAGACTTGGGTGTTGGAACATAGCTCTGACTTCTTCGGTAGTCAAGCTGTACTTCTTAGCAATAGCTTTACGATCCAACCCATTATCCAGGTCAGCAAGTACCCCAGATACAGTGATTACTTTGGTTTCGTTTTCGTCTTTCATAGATACAGGAGTTGTGTCTACAGTTTGTTGTTGTTGTGCATCAATCATCAGTCAATAAAGATTTTGTCCCACTCAAGTGGGAAGGTTTGTCCTTTAAGATGTTCACAGCGTGAACCAGCTTGAATATCTCCCATGCTATCAAAGCTAATCATCGTAGTATCTTCATCTCTGAAGACATAACCGATAGCATCAGCATTTGCACATGTGATATTCTTGATTTTCCCTGTCAAGTCTAAGTCCTTGACTGCTACCTCTTTCCCTTTCTTATCAATCTTAGCTTCCTTGAGGTGCCCAACTAAGATGATATGATCTGCCAGAGTATTCAATCTATCAATCCACTTCTTATACGCCATTCTCAGATAGAGATAGCCTGCACCGTTAGGTAGTGACAGAACAGATAACCCTTTATTGTCAGAGTCAAAGTTCTTACCCATGGGAGTGTTTTGATATAACCTCTTTGCATCCTGTTCACACCATACCTCGAGCTGAGTTACAGTGTCAATAGCGATGTATTTGTATGGTTTATTTGCCTTGATAATCTCTCTCCCAATCTCACTCAATTCCTTAAGATTGTTGGCTTTGATTTTCAATGCATCAACCATATCTGTCCCGTCCTCAAGGTCAATGATCAAGCAGTTCTCAAGATTTGCAAGTGCACTTGTCTTCCCAATCTTGGGTTGACCATACAATACAAAGTTCTTTGGGGACTTCCTTGATGCAGAGACCTTCTTAGTCGGGAGACTAATTTTTAGGTCGCTCATTAATTGTAAATGTTGATAAATCTGTTTCAAATGGGATCATACCTAACAATCCTTCACGATTCTTCTCCATATGACACGCTAACAATCCGACAGGATTTTCACCGCAGTATGCTTCAGTAATCCCGTATAAATCATAAGGTCTTTGGAGCATCATCACAACATGAGCATCTTGACCAATAGAGTCACCCCCGAACAAGTCAGTTAGTAACGGCTGATACTGTTGTTTGGCCCTAAACTCTTGTTCGATATTTCTGTTCAGCTGTGACAATAGAATCGTAATGGATTGCATCTTGGCTTGCATCCACATACACCCTTTGGATAGAGTGTTTAGTTTCTGTAGCTCTGTATCCTCTTTCCCAAGCACAAGTCTTGAGTGGTCAATCAAGTTGATGATTGTCTTGGTTGGGAACTTCTCAGTTAAGTACTCATTTGCGTACTTAATCCCATCCATATTGTCGGGGATACTACAGAAATACAGAGGGTAATCCTTGTACTTCTGTACAGCTTGCTCATACTTGTCCATCATTGCTGGGCTCAATGGTTGTTCCACTGACAACAAATCGAACGTCTGAAGCTTAGTATCCTTTGAACCAGCACGTAGTATCTGCTGTTCCCCAGGCATCTCAAAGCTCCAATAGACAACTATCAGGTCGCCTTGCTTTTTCTTGTTTACATCTAATACATCGAATATAAGTTGGTTTGAAAATGCTGATTTACCTACACCGGGTCGACCTGCAATCACATACATCTTCCCAGGCTGTAATCCACCCATCAAGTTCTTGTTTAATCTAGGCCAAGCTGTGGGATACACACGACGTTTACCGAGGTGTGCATCCCTTACTTGCCTGACTGACAGATCAACAACTTCTCTAATATGCTTGACAGGGGGTAATCTCTTTTTAGAGCTGCCTTGTGATTCTTTCTGGTCTTCTTTCATCAAATCCGAGTTCATCTATTTCAGGGGGATACTTTTCCCAGGTTTTTTGATTCACCCAAGTAGTCAACATTTGCATGTACCCTATTTGATCACCCTTTCTCCTAAAATCAAGTTCCCTATTCAGAGCAGCTATTACTTCATTGTGCTTCTGTACATTCCCTTTTATGTACTTAAGATACCTCTCTCTAGCTGTTGCATTTGTACTCCCATAAGGATCTCTGGCTCTTAGAATCCTTGGTTGTCCTTTGACACTAACCTTTATAGGATAACAAGAGAGGAGCTCATTCCACATTTGATCGTCAGGTTTCTCAATGTTCTGTATGAACTCTTCCCTGACTATGGGACGCTCCTCTCCTATCTTAAGGTAGTGTTGGGTTTGCAGCTTTTCTAAGTCTACCTTTAAACCTAAAGAATCTAGAATATCATACTTCTCTTTATAACTTAAGTACAAATATAAGTATTCATCAGCAGATATACAAAGATCTTTAAGTAAAGTTAACGATACCTCTACTACCATGGTTATTGTATAAATTATTTAAACACCATAGTTATCTCCACACCTTTAATGTTAAATGAGATAGAGTTTACTTCTTCATCTTTAACCTTAATGACCTTAGGTGCTTCTAACTTACTGAACTTCTGATACACAGCAGTAGCTGATGATCTGTTCAAAGCTTTAGCTATCTCGTCCCAGCTCTTCCCTTGAGTTCTAGAATGCTTGATGTACTCAATCTCTGCTTGTGTGTAGTTACTTCTTTTTACAGCCATGTTACGTTGGTTAATGGTTTGGTTGCGTTCTTGACCCACTTCTCTTCTTGTGAGTCCTTGACATAGATAATGTAAATTGTCCCGGACTTGCCTTCTTTCATTCTCAGTAGTCTACCGACACGTTGAATCAAAGGAAGAGACTTAGAGTCAAGCCCAGCAATAATCCCGATGTTAGCGTCAGGAACGTTAAAGCCTTGGTTAAGCGCTTTCGTGCTACATAGTACTCGTTCAGATTCTTCGAGGAACCTCTCAAGTATTTCAGCTCTTCGTCTTTTGCCAATCTTCGAGTGGTAATATAGACCTCCAAGAGCGTCAGCCATAGACTCAGTAAAATCATTGCTCCCAGAAAATACCAGTATTTTTCCATCTTTGTGATTATTAACTAGTTGTTTAGCTTTCTCAATCTTTGATGTTGCATGCTGGACTACTTGCTTTCTCTCCCTAATAGCATCAAAGAACATCTTAGCTGCACCTGCATCCCCAGGTATCTTCTTAGCTAAGATAGCTTTTGCATCTTCAAATGTGTTGAATCCCCCAATCCTGTACTTGGCTTGAACAAACTTGTTGTTAGCTTTTTTGTAAGCTTGTTTGTCCTCGTCATTCAGGTCAATAGGTACACAGATGATTTCGTATGGGGCTACGAGCTTTAATGCAACACACTGATCGAGAGTGATCATATACCTTATCGGGGATAATTTGAGTAGATACTCCTTGTATTCATCCTCTTCGGGTATAGTTGCAGTCATACACAGTAGCTTATCATACGTGTTGTGCTCGAAGAACTTACGATAGATAGGGCTCAATCCAAGGTGAATCTCATCACACACTACGATGTTGTAGTGCTCATCTCTGAGCTTGTGTGCTGATTGATAGCATAGAATGTCTACCCTGTCAAGTACATTCTCGTAACCCCACTTCTTAAATTCTTCTGCAAACTGATCCTGCAGTTGGTTCGTAGGGACTAAGACAAGAGCTCTTTGGTTCTCTTCTAGTAATCTCCCAATAGCCAGAATCCCACAGCGACTCTTCCCAAACCCTGTCCCAGCTATAATCGAACCATTGTATCCGTACTTAGCCCATAGATTTAGAGCTTTACGTTGTTCCTTATCTTTTATCTCATATATCTCCATCTTCTTTTAGTCTGTCATATTCTGCTTCCTTCGCATTCCATTCTGCCTCTTGTTCTTGCATATCTAACTCATACTCTATTTGTTCAACAAACTTCTCATCAATAATACCTGAGAAGTCTACCCCATTGTATTTGATAGAGTCAATCTGTGTGTATGTAAGATCATTGTCAGCTTTAACTACGTGATACTCGACTTCAAACTCGATATCATCTATTGTTCTTAAATACTTCATTCTTGTTCTGTGCGGATTTAAATAATACAAGAGCTCTACGAACTCTATCTCTGTACTGCCCATCAATCTCAATCAATCTCTCTGCAATTTTTACAGAGTTGATTACAGTAGCATGATGTCGTAGTATAGGGTCTGCTATCCCTCGTAAAGATAGCCTTGTGGTACTATGCAAGATATAGCAATATGCATGTCTTGCCTCAGCTATATGCTGTAGTCTTCTCTTCCCAATCAGCTCTTCAACCTCTACCTCAAACACAGTAGATATAGCTTCTAAAGCAAGACGAGTAGACTTTTCATCTACTCGCCTATACTTGCATACTGCTAAGAACTTATCTGTAGTCTTGAGGCCTACATATATCCAGGGGTTCATTCGTCCTTGATAAACGTACCATTAACTGTCTGACCTTTACGTCCTGCAATTTCAGCGTACGCTTCTTTCAAGCACTGTGTAGGATCATGTCCTGTCTGTGCAGCCAAGATAATCAGGGTAACAAATGAGTCCCCAATAGCATCACGTAGCTCTGTTTCTCTGTTTCTTGACAATGCTGCTGCCAATTCCCCAATCTCTTCAGTGACCTTCATCATCTGAAACGGGGCATTGTTACGATGAATGAGGTCTCTGTTGTTACCCCATTCAACTACGGCTTGAATTAGTTCTGTAAAGTTCATTCGTGTATTTTTAAGTTTTCTTGTTCTAAATACTGAAGCAGCATACTTCTCATTTGTCTGACTACAAGCAGCTGTGATTCATCTAAGTTCTCTGTGTTCCATTTGAGCAGCTCTCGCATATGCTCGTCTATTTCTCTGACGACATACTTCCACTTTGCTCCGTGCATGAGATTGTCAAATCTCTCTTGCTGGTCAGGGAGATTGAATTCAAGTGTTACTT